ATCTCATAGAGTAAACACCCAAAGTACCCCCATAGGCCCTCCTAACGTTCACCCAAAGGGTGGGGTTACCCCTATGGTTCCCTTTCAGTGCCACCTTGAGTGAACCTAATGTCTACATCTAGTGGTGTGTGGGACCTAAGGGATACTATATGTGGGCCTCTATGTGTCCCTATCTGTTTAGCTCTCTCTGAGTGCTCATGTGGTTTCCTCCTAATGTTGCCTTGAGGTGTTAACTCTATCCTAATGTGACACCTAACGTCAAGACCTAATGTGACACCTAACGTCAAGACCTAATGTGACACCTGATGACCACTATCCTAAGGTAACGCTATTGCTACCATCTCACAGTTCCTTATCATTTAGCAGTCTCAGTTAAGGTAGAGACAAAGAGAATCACTGATTAGCGTGTTATCAGAGAGTCGCTATCTCTCATTGATTACCTGTGAGCCACTACTATAAGGGCGATGGCTTGTCAGTGTCAACCACTATCATTAAGACTCACTAACGAGAGAGACCACTATAAGAGAGAACCAATAGATTTAAATTAAATGATAATAACCTATTGACTCTTTAAGTGGGCTATGTCACTATTCATCTCGTCAACAGCGACAAGGGAAACCGGATAGCTGATTGATACCGGGTCAAACGGTTAAGTAGACAGCCTGATAAGTCATACGAACAACAGGCATTGACAACGAGTAACGCAGTATGCAACAATGCAGTCTCTGAGGTACACAACACGGTCACACAGCGTCTTCTAGTCAACATAACGCTTGACACGGCGAAACAAGAAGTGATACGATGTGAACTCACTAAGCAACACGATGTACCGCTCTTTAACAATCTGGATGCCCACAAGGCGTGACACCACAAGGTGTACATAGTGTCCTCTTTTCTTAATGAGGGCCTTATGTGAAGCGCTCTGATACGCAGGGTGCAGCCTATAAGGTGAAACGCAATGATTCATACTAAACAGCCAGACACACACACAGCCACACTTGTAAGTTACAAGCGGGAAGGCGTGCACGGTGTAATCAATCGTAGTCGTGAGACCATCGGCGTGTACACAGCAGTGGATGCAGCAATCGGTGAGTGCTACTCAGTGGAGCGCGGTGCGCAGGTCTGGGAGGTTCGCTAATGGATGCACAAGGCTGGATTTATGGTATCACCTGCTGGGGCCTTGTGGCTCTGGTAGTGTGGGAAATCATCAAGGACAACAAGGCGCGCAAGGATAACTAATGGCGATGCTATTCATCCTGACTGTGTACGCTTGCATATTTGCGTACATTGCGAGAGACTTTAGGCGAGGAGTCGTGCACCACAAGGCGACTCTGGCCTACTGGCAGTGGGTGTATTGCCTCGCTTCACTGTAAGGGAACGCAACGGTCGCTTTAAGGCCAACAAGGTAGGGTTCTGGTATGTTGCAACGCACTGAATGGAAACACGTTAAGCAGGCACTGTACATGATGGCGTATGGTGCCAGTAAGCGCAAAGCAAAGCGGGTCATTATGAAGGGCCGCAAGATGACCGCAAGATGACCGCAAGGCAAGCGGCAAGCGCCATCAAGTGGGCTGAGTTCACACTCGCAGGCCCAATGGTAATCATCAAGTAATCAATCTGTGAAATCAATCTAATCATCCCATAAGGAATATCTTAATGAACAATACCGTCACCACTAACCACTTGACAATGCTGGCACGTATCACTAACCGTCTGGTGTCAATCAAGGAGTTACCCATCGCACAGCTAGCATTACGCCAGCCAATGATGGTGGGTCTGCTGGTGGACATCGTGAATCACTGTACGGACGGCGGCAACGAGACCTCGGCGGCTGTGGGAGTTGAGCGTCAGGACTACTGGCAGTTGCTTAAAGAGATGGCAGGCGATGCAGGTTACAAGTTCTTAGGCGCTGGTTATTTCTCCGCAACGTTCAAGCATGAGATGTTACCGGGTAAGGTCATTAAGATAGGCTTTAAGAAAGAGGACTCAGGCGCGGCCTATGCAGCCTACTGCCGCTCGCAAGGTGCAACTGTTGGGTTACCTGTCATCCACGATTTGGCACGCCATAAGAGCTGTTATAGCGTGGTACTGGATGAGCTGCGAGAGTACCGCAACAACAGGGCGATTCACACTGAGGAGCTGGATAAGCAGTTTGAAATCGTGCGGGGCATCATTAATTATGGTGAGGTGCACTTGTGGGAAGCACCTGCTGGGATGCTAGTGGTCCGTGAGAGTCTACTGGAGAAGGCACGCATCAACCTAAAGGACCGCGTAATGGAATACCAGATGCATCACCTGATGAATCAACCATTGCGTATAGACAGGGAGCTTGACGCTCGACTGAGAGGCTAGTAGTATCTTAGGTGTCGTCTGAAGGTGGCGGCACCAATAGATAAAACTTTAATCACAATGAGGCACACAATGACCAACGTAATCAACGCACCAAAGCAGGACTTCTCTGAGATTGAACACGCAGCTATCCCGTTCAACATTCTGGCAGACGCATACGGTGAGCGCATCGCAGCCACTCAGTTGCAGCTTGAGCACGAGGCGTACACTGAAGGTGAGAAGCGTTTTATCAAGGCTATGAATCGCCAGATTGAAGCGGGTGAGTTCGGTGATAACGCAGTAGCAAAACCGTTGATGTCCGCATTGCACCCTAAGTTTTCCACTGCGTACACTGAATGGCACGAGACGGCACGAGCAGCTAAGGGCCGCAAGCCAGTAGCCTATAACATGACCCAAGGTCTGAGCGCTGAGTCAGCCGCTGCGATTACCCTGAAGTGTGCACTGGCGACTCTCGCGAAGGATGTGCAATGCCCGGTCACTCAGGTGGCGAACAACATTGGGATGACCATTGAAGATGAACTCCGCTTCGGACGCATCCGGGACCAAGAGCAGAAGTTCTACAAGGAGCGCGTAGAGAAGGCACTGAACCAGCGCAAGGGCCAGGTGTACAAGAAGGCTTTTATGCAGGTCATTGAGGGCAAGATGCTGGAGAAAGGCATCCTGAAGCCGGAAGATACGTGGACCCGCTGGACGAAAGGGGAAACAATCAATACGGGCATCCGCATGTTGGAACTGCTGATTGAATCCACTGGTCTGGTGGAACTGGAGCGCCTCCACGCTGGCAACGCTGCGAAGGATGTCGAAACAGTACGACTCACTAAGGAGTACGCGGACGCATTGAGCAAGCGTGCTGGTGCACTGGCAGGGATTGCCCCGATGTATCAACCGTGTGTTGTCCCTCCGAAGCCGTGGACTGAAGCCGTAGGCGGTGGCTATTGGGCTGCGGGTCGCAAGCCTCTGCAACTGGTACGCACCCGTTCACTGGCAGCGCTTCGCCGCTACGAGGAGGTGTCTATGCCAGAGGTAATCAAGGCGGTCAACATTGCGCAAAACACAGCGTGGCGTGTCAACAAAAAGGTCCTTGATGTAGCGAATGCGATCACTCAGTGGCAGCACTGCCCGGTAGCAGATGTCCCAGCGATGGACCGTGGCGAGATGCCTGCACGTCCTCTGGATATTGACACCAACGAGATTGCACTGAAGGCATGGAAGAAAGAAGCCTCAGCGTTCTACCGCAAGGATAAGGCCCGAGTGTCTCGCCGCCTGTCAATGGAATTTATGCTCTCGCAGGCTAACAAGTTCGCTAACTACAAGGCGATTTGGTTCCCGCAAAACATGGATTGGCGCGGTCGTGTCTACGCGGTCCCGATGTTCAACCCGCAAGGCAACGATATGACTAAGGGCCTGCTGACGTTCGCACAAGGCAAGCCGATTGGCGAGGATGGTTTCTACTGGCTGAAGATTCACGGCGCTAACACAGCAGGTGTTGACAAGGTTCCGTTCCCGCAGCGCATCAAGTTCGTAGAGGACAACCACACGAACATCATGGAGTGCGCAAAGGCACCGCTTGAAAACACATGGTGGGCCGAGCAGGATTCACCCTTCTGTTTCCTCGCGTTCTGCTTTGAGTATGCAGGCGTAATCAACCACGGTCTGTCATACAACTGTTCACTGCCGCTGGCATTCGACGGGTCATGCTCTGGCATTCAGCACTTCTCTGCGATGCTGCGTGATGAGATTGGTGGCAAGGCGGTCAACCTGTTACCTTCCGCTGAAGTGCAGGACATCTACCGCATCGTGTCCGATAAGGTCAACGAGGTGCTCAAGCAGGACCTGATTAACGGGACCAGTACGACACTCGAAACGGTCACCGATAAGAAGACAGGAGAGATCACAGAGCGCACCAAGTATGGCACCAAGGTGATGGCCCAATGGTGGCTGGAACATGGGGTCAACCGTGGGGTAACTAAGCGTTCCGTAATGACTCTGGCGTATGGCTCGAAAGAGTTCGGCTTCAGGGACCAAGTGTTGAGCGACACCATTCAGCCAGCGATTGACAACGGTAAGGGCGATATGTTCCTGAACCCTAATCAGGCCGCTGGGTACATGGCGAAACTTATCTGGAATGCAGTGAGTGTCACGGTGGTGGCAGCGGTTGAGGCAATGAACTGGCTGAAGTCTGCGGCTAAACTGTTGGCTGCTGAAGTGAAGGACAAGAAGACTGACACTGTGTTGCGCGGTCGCTGCGCTGTACATTGGGTGACACCAGATGGCTTCCCGGTGTGGCAGGAGTATCGCGTACCAGTGCAGACCCGTTTGAACCTGATGTTCCTCGGTCAGTTCCGCATCCAGCCGACCATCAACACGCACAAGACTAGCGGCATTGATGCACACAAGCAGGAGTCAGGCATCGCGCCCAACTTTGTACACAGTCAGGATGGTTCGCACTTGCGTAAGACTGTGGTTCACGCTTACGAGAAGTATGGTGTGACCAGCTTCGCACTGATTCATGACAGCTTCGGGACTAACCCGGCGGACGCTGGCGCACTCTTCAAGGCGGTCCGCGAGTCAATCGTCGAGACCTATGAGAACAGCAACGTTCTGGAGGAGTTCCGCGAGCAGTTTATGGACCAGCTACACGAGTCACAACTGGAGAAGATGCCAGAGATTCCGGCGATGGGTGGCCTTGACCTGCAAGAGATTCTGAAGTCAGACTTTGCGTTCGCTTGATAGGCGATTGCATTAAGACTCACTAACGGAAAGAGACAACACTTAGAGGAAACCTTAAGAGACTCTAAGTTAAAACCTAAAGATTTCAGTAACTTAATGATTAACTTAAAGAGAGAAACATCATGAGCTTATTCGACCTGTTCCGCAAAGCGCCTTGCCTGAAAGATTCCCGTATCGCTGAACTTGAGCGTCAATTAGAGCGAGTCACCACACACCGTGATGTGGCACTTAAGGACAACAACCAGTTGCGAGAGGACCAGTCGTCAATGTTCAGACGCTTGGAATCACTGAGTGCACCACTGGTCACCAAGGCGTTGACCAAGTTGTCGTTCACCTGCATCATGCCTGAGGGTCACATGAGAACCAGCGAGTTCACTCTGGGTCCGGGCCGCTGCGGTAAGACTGTCGAGCGCCTCGAATTGAAACGCACCGAGGGCGAGTTCATAATCAAGCAGACCCACACTGACCACTCACACAAGACGTTCACTTACAAGCTGACCGACATCGTGGGCCGGGTGCAGGAGTGTTACGAAACAGTGGGCATTGAACCGGGGACCAAGTACGCCGAACAGATGCGCGACCAGTTGGCCTTCGAGAGACGCCAGAAGTGGAACCTCCGATAAGTGATAGACTCAAGGTCGCCCGTGTGGTGGCCTTCATGATTATCATTTCAAACACGAGAGGATTGCACCATGATTCACTATTCGTTAGAGCGTCAACTATTTGACCGCTGTCACAGTGGCAACCTGAACACCTTACGCAACGCAGAGGACCGCTGGCGTGGTCTGGATATTCGCCCGGTGATTCTACTCAGTGAGCGTTTCGATATGGGTCTGCCTCGTATGCAGGTCAACGTGAGACTGATGGACCAAAAGAACAACTCTGTGTTCTTCGAGCAGGACTTCACTATGTACCCCGGCATCCATCATGGTGATGTGTTCTGCGTGACCGTGGCAACGTGGCTGAATAAGCAGTTCAATGATTACCGAACGTGGCACTAATAGAACTCACTAACGGGAGGCCACAACGGTCTCTCTCTCTGTTCAATCACATTCTGATTAAAAGGTAACCAACCATGAAAACCAATCCATTCAAAGCAGTCAGCTTCAACGAGAAAGCAATCCGTAAAGCACTCGCAGCCGCTGGCTCGCTCATTGTCGAGACCAAGTATGATGGCGTTCGCGGTAACGTTCTGGTCCAGCCCGGTGGCCTGACCTTCCTGTCTCGGGTGGGCAAGACCATCCCGGCACTCAATTGGTTAGACGGCGTGGCACTACCAGCCCACCAGCTACTGACCGATGACCGCCAGCCTTTTAAGGATGGCTTCATGATTGACTGTGAGTTCCTCGTTAAGGGTGTAGACTTCAACACCGGGTCCGGCCTGCTGCGTACAGCACACAGTGACACGAAGAACTTTGCGTTCAACTGCAACCCAGACGCTGAGGAGACCACGAAGAAATCACGCAAGGTTCCCTTTATGTTGGACCCTGAGTTCGTTGAGGCCCGTGTGATTGCGGTCCTGCCTATTGATGCAGTGGCATCCGGTAAGGATTACCCTGTGGACTCCGCGCTGATGCAGTACCATGTGGCTAACGCTGTGGCTATCCTCCGCGATAAGTACCCGACGATTGACTGGAAGATGACCCACAGTCAGGACGTGTTTGACTTCGATGAACTGGCCCCGCTGTTCAAGCAGGCTCGTGAAGATGGTCAGGAAGGTCTGATTATTAAAGACCCACTGGTGCACTACAAGCGTGGCAAGAAGTCTGGCTGGTTCAAACTTAAACCGGAGTGCGATGCTGATGGTGAAATCGTTGGGCTGGTCTGGGGTACAGAAGGTCTGTCCAATGAGGGTAAGGTGATTGGCTTCGAGGTTCTCTTAGAGAGCGGTCGCGTTGTCAATGCCTGCAACATCTCTCAGGCCCTGATGGATGAGTTCACAGCGAACGTTAAGAAAGACCCGGACTTCTATCTGGGCTATCAAGTTGAAATTAACTATATGGAAACCACACCCGATGGAAGCCTACGACACCCAACCTTCAGCAAGTTCCGAGGAACTGAGGCTGATCCCTTTACGAAAATATAAGTACAATCCGGCCAGTCCTTCGGGGCTGATCTTTGCTCGTTCTGGCAAACCATGTGGCACACTCCGAAAGGATGGCTACTGGTCCACTCAGTCCCGAAAGAAGAACCTGCAAGTGCACCGTCTTGTATGGATAGCCAACTTCGGGGCAATACCTCCGGGCATGGAGATTGACCACATTGATCGCAACCCAAGCAACAACCTGATTGAGAACCTGCGGCTGGTCAGTAGGAGTCAGAACGGGTTCAACCGCAGAGTGCCGAGACAGTCACAGACAGGCCAACGCTACATACACACCTGTAGAAAGACCGGGAACTTCACTGTGCGTATCGCTCGCGTATCTTATGGGACCTTCCCGACACTTGAGGAAGCCCTTGAGGTTCGGGACTCGCTAATTAAGACTCACTAACGGGAACACACTACCGCTCTTGACCATCACTGCGCATGGCTTCGGTAGGTCCCACACTTAATGATCACAACAGGAGCACACTATGTACTGGCTCATCGTGTTTACTTTATGCTTCGTCGGGGCGCTCATTTACCTTGACGATAACATGCCCGGTCCTTCGGCTGGCGCTGACATCTAACAGGAGGCCATCATGGCTATTCGTCTGCATCACAATAAGTCAAACGGTATCTTCACTCTGCGTAGTGCTAACCGTTCCACCTTAACCGCAACAGCAAAGCGTTCAGTGTATCGCACGTTGCCTTTCATCGGACTTACCTTCGACCTCGGTGCCAGCGTTCACGCTATCATCCCTCGTGGTGTCTTCGCTGAGGCACAGAAGGGCACCCGCCCGGCACCGCTGGTTGTGCACACCAAGTTCCCGAGAGTTCGCCTGTTCATTGAGCGCATCAAGGAGGTGTTCTAATGTCACATTATGAATGCCGTCAATGTCGTGAACGTTTCGATGACTGCCGCTGTGCGATGGCTGTCCCGGTCCCTGTGAAGGGTAAGGCTGAGGCTGAGGTGGACAACGTGGCTGGCTGTCAGCGTTCTGCTGATGACACTGGTCCCATCTACACTGGTGGCTCATCCGATTACTACAAGGTGACCATCGCCAAGACAACCACTCCATACGCTATGCCTTACACCGCTGAGTGTAACGATATCATCGAAGCATTGGGTATGAACTTTGCGGAAGGCAATGCGTTCAAGGCGCTGTGGCGTCGAGCCGCTCAGAGAACTCTGGGTCTCCGCAAGGCTGGCGCAAAGGACGATGGCCTGTATGATGCTGAGAAGGTTGAGTTCTTCGGTAAGCGACTGGTCGAGCAGTCTAAGGCTGGCACCTAATGGAACAGGTAGAGTGGTGCATAGCGAAACTCCGCGAGGCACTGGACGATTACAATATTCAGGACGCTAAGAATTATCTTGAGCTACTGGAGCACTGGAAAGGTAAGCTAAAATGAAACGCTTCATCGCTGAGGTGGAGACCCAGACGCACGCCTTCGAGGTCCCTGTTTACGCAGAGACACTGGAGGAGGCCAACGAGAAAGCTGAGGCAGAATATGTACCGGCTGGCTTCGCGGTCACTCGCGTCCGTCCACACCTGAAGAGTTAATAAGACTCACTAACGGGAGACCATAACGGTTTCCCAACTTTCGCATCTATTCAATCAAACTTTAGAAGGTACATATCATGGCATTCGCTAAACGTAAAATCTTAGTCTCCGCTCTCGGCACCGCTGAACCATACTGCTACTTACAGAAACCTGACTACGGTCACGGTGACTTTAAGAACGAACGCGGTGTGTACAAGGTGTCGCTGACCTGTCCGATTGATGACCCTAAGGCTGTCCAGATGATGAACCTCATCACTGAGACCGCAGAGGCTGACTACGCGGAACGTCTGGCTGCACATGAAGAGAACCCACCTCAGGTGGCACGCGGTAAGAAACCACTGCTGCCGTATCAGGGTGACCTGCCGTTCTTCGATAATGGTGATGGCACCGTGACGTTCAACTTCAAGTGCTACGGCTCGTTCACCGATAAGAAAACTGGTGAGAACCGTCCGATTGAGCTGGCTGTTGTTGATGCCAAGGGTGTCCGCATCCGTCAGGTTCCTGCCATCTCTGGTGGTTCCAAGCTGAAGCTGAAGTTCTCGCTGATTCCTTATGGCTGGTCTCAGGTCGCTGGCGCTTCCGTCAAGCTGCAACTCGAAGGTGTCATGTTGATTGACCTCGTTGAGTTCGGTGGTGGTGGTGGTGACGATTGGGGCGATGAGACCATTGAAGGCGGCTACGTTGCTTCTTCTGACCAGCGCCAAGCTGCGCCTCAGGGTGACTCATGGAACGCCAACGAAGGTGAACCTAATGAGCCTGTAGAAGACGACGAAGACTTCTAATGGCTGGCGCATACGCTGCGCGTGGTGTCCGAAAGGTCGGGGCTTTCCGCTCTGGCCTTGAGGATAAAGTCTCAAAGCAGCTTGAGGGTAAGGGAATCCCTTTCGATTACGAACAGTGGTCAATCCCTTACGTCATCCCGGCGAGTAACCATAAGTACACCCCGGACTTCCTGTTGCCTAACGGAATCTTTATTGAGACCAAAGGGCTGTGGGATAGTGATGACCGAAAGAAACACCTATTGATTCGCGAACAGTATCCAGAGCTTGACATCCGCATCGTGTTCAGTTCGAGCCGCTCTAAGATTTACAAGGGCAGTCCGACCAGTTACGGTGAGTGGTGCGAGAAGCATGGCATTAAGTTCGCTGACAAATTAATTCCTATCGATTGGCTTAAGGAACCTAAGCGGTCCGTACCGTTCGATAAGTTCAAAGCTAAGGGAGTCAAGAAATAATGGCTAAGGTACAATTCAAGCAGCGCAACGAGACCACGCTGTTAATCGTTCACTGTGCGGCAACCCCGCCAAGCATGAACATTGGTCTGCGAGAGATTCGTCAGTGGCACAAAGAGAAGGGCTGGCTGGACGTAGGGTATCACTTCATCATTCGCCGCGATGGAACCATTGAAGATGGTCGTGACGTTGGTGCGGTAGGTGCACACTGCGAAGGCAAGAACTATACGTCTGTCGGTGTGTGTCTGGTAGGCGGTGTTGACGCAAGCGGGAAACCTCAAGCGAACTTCACGCCTCAGCAGATGCAGTCACTGAGGGATGTACTGGCTGGCCTCAAGGTGGAATACCCAGACGCGACCATTCATGGTCACCGGGAGTTCGCCGCTAAGGCTTGCCCATCGTTCGACGTACAGCGCTGGCTCAAGACTAACGAGCTGGTCACTGCAAAGTAATAGAACTCACTAACGGGAGGCCACAACGGTCTCTCTCTGTTCAATCGCAAATTGATTAAGGAATAACCGTATGAGCTATGGTGATTCACAAGAGGATGGTCAAGACAGTATCTTCCTGTATCATATTCCGTGCGAGAGCTGTGGGTCGTCTGATGGTAACTCATTGTTCTCTGACGGTCACCAGTACTGCTACGTGTGTGAAGCGTGGAAGCCGGGAGATGAACAGGCCAAGGCTAAGTTATCATCAAGAGGACTTTCAGGAGGCAGTATGCGTGAAGGTGGTAATGGTTCCGTATGGAACTTTGGAGACAGCAACGGGCGCTACACAGCGTTAACCAAGCGAGGCATCTCGGAAGAGACCTGCCGGAAAGCTGGTTACTGGATTGCTAAGGTCAACAATCAGATGTACCAAGTGGCTGATTACCGTGACCAAAATGGCTCTATCGTGTCTCAGAAGATTCGCGATAAAGATAAGAACTTCAAGACCACAGGCAAGCATTCTCCTGACGCCCTGTTCTTGAAACACCTTTGGAATGGTGGTAAGAAAATCGTCGTGACCGAGGGCGAGATTGATGCGCTGACCGTGATGGAATTGCAGGACTGTAAGTATCCTGTGGTGTCAATAGGTCACGGCTCAAAGGCCGCAAAGAAAACTCTGGCTGCGAACTTCGATTACTTCGACCAGTTCGATGAGATTATCCTGATGTTCGATATGGATGAGCCGGGTCGCATTGCGATTGAAGAGTGTGCACCAGTGCTGCCGAGCGGTAAGGTTCGAGTGGCTGTGTTGCCGGACAAGGATGCCAATGAGTGTATGCTCAACGGTAACCAGAAGGCACTGATGGAGCAGATTTGGAATGCCTCACCGTGGGTCCCTGATGGTGTAGTCTCAGCGATTAGCCTTAAGGACCGTGTGCGTGAAGCCATGCAGTCTGCCAAAGAGGTCGGGCTATTGTTCACCGGGAATCCCGCGCTGAATGACCTGACTCTAGGTGCTCGCTTGGGTGAAGTCATCATGATTACCTCAGGCTCCGGCATGGGTAAGTCAACGTTCGCCAGACAGCAGATGTTACAGTGGGGCCGCGAAGGTATCAAGGTGGGTCTGTGTGCACTGGAGGAGTCCGTTGAGGAAACCGTTGAGGACCTCATGGGCTTGGACAACAATGTCCGTCTCCGTCAGAACAAGGAGATGCGCGAGCAGATTCTGGCTGATGGTCGATTCGATTCATGGTACGATGCGCTGTTTGATAGCGACATGTTCCACCTCTATGATTCCTTTGCGGAGTCACAGGAGGACAGGCTGTTCGCTAAGATGGCATACATGGTTGACGGTCTGGGATGTAAGGTAATCTTACTGGACCACATCTCAATCGTAGTGTCTGGCTCTGAGGAGTCCGATGAACGCAAAATGATTGACAGATTGATGACCAAGCTGAAGTCCTTCGCGAAATCGAAAGGCTGCGTAGTGGTTGTGATTTGTCACCTTAAGAACCCAGAGAAAGGGAAAGCACATGAAGAAGGTCGTCCTGTTAGCATTACTGACCTACGTGGTAGTGGTGCACTTCGTCAACTGTCTGATACTATTATCGCCCTTGAGCGTGACCAGCAAGGTGATAACCCTAATGTTGTCCAGCTTAGGCTTCTCAAGTGTCGCTTCACTGGTGATACTGGCATCGCTGGGCATATGGAATACGACAAGCTCACGGGCTGGCTCAAACCGACTAGCATCATTACGGGCAGCGGAGGAGAGGATAGCGCAGAGCAAGGCTGGGATGACAAAGATTTCTAAGTGCGATATCAAAGGGTGCACCTGCGGGTGCCCTGTAGGCGAGCAACAGATTTAATTAATACCCACTATAGGGGACACTCCGTTCCCTCTCAACGAAACCAAAGGAACACATCATGTTTAAATTCATCAAGTTCTTAGGCTCACTGGTTGTTAAAGCGTATCAGCGTGAAGCAAAGGCTCTGGTCAAACTGGCTAAGGCCGAAGACCTGCTGGCTTCAAAGTTCGCAGTAGCGCACGTCCGTGCCAAAGAGGCATCAATCGATGCGACCAACAAGGCCGCTAAAGTTGCCACCGATGCGCAAGCACTTTCTAAATTCTTTAAGTAAGGAGTATCACCATGCCTAAGCACACTACAACTCTGCGTATGCCCGACACTGCTGACCAGTGGACTCGTCGTATTCACGTTAACGTTCGTGGTGGTAAAACCACTATGGTCTACCGCTGGAAGTCCCGCAAAGATGGTCGTGACCACACTCAGCGTATGACTCTGGACGATGCACAGGTTGCACGCCTGACGATGGCTCTGGGCCGCGCTGCCGCTCACGCTATTGGTGACGATGCGGACCGCCGTAAGGTATACATGGAAGCAATCTTCGCTGGCTCAAAGCTGGCTGAGTGATAGACTCAAGGTCGCCTTAGGGTGGCCTTCATGATTATCATTTACTTAGGAGGTAGACTATGTTAGTCACCGATATTGAAGCCAACAACCTGTTGGAGAAAGTAACCAAGTTTCACTGTGGAGTTATCGGGGAAGCTGGAAGCCTGACCAAGAACGATTGGTTTCGTCCCGGTGACTTCAGTGGCTATCTCGATATGCTCGAAGCTGAGGTTGAACGTGATGGTCTCATAGTGTTCCACAACGGACACAAGTATGATGCCCCTGCGTTGACCAAGCTGGCAAAGCTGTTACTCAACCGTGAGTTCCACTTACCGTGCCGCAATGTACTTGACACTCTGGTGTTATCTCGTTTGCTTTATGCGAACATTAAGGACACCGATGTGGGCCTGCTGAAGTCTGGTAGACTGCCGGGTCGTCGATTCGGGTCTCACGCTCTGGAAGCATGGGGCTACCGCCTCGGTCAGATGAAAGGTGAGTACGCTGAGATATTCAAGAAGCGTCTGGAGGAAGAAGGCGAAGAGTACCACGATGGTGACGAGTGGGTCAGCTTCAATGAGGACATGATGGAATACAATGACCAAGACGTTGTTGTGACCAATGACCTTTTAGCGACCTGTCTGAGCCACGCTGCGTACTTCCCTGATGTGGGTAAACCTTACCAGACCATGAGCGCAACTGAGTTCTGGGCAAACTGTGGCGAGTCCGTGTTATTGGAACACGAGGCAGCTTGGGTGCTCGCTAAGATGGAACGCAATGGATTCCCGTTCAACGAGAACGCGATACAGGGTCTATACGCAGAACTGTCAGCACGGCGTTCAGAACTCAAACTGGAACTGATAGACACATTCGGTTCGTGGTATCGAGCCAAGGGTGGCAACACTCCGTTCCTTCATCCACGCACTGGCAAGCCACTGTCGAAGTACCCTTTAATCAAGGTGCCGAAGCAGGGTGGTATCTATAAGAAGCCGAAGAACAAGGCGCAGCGCTTAGGGCTGGAACCTTGTGAGTTGGACACCCGCGATTACATTGAGGGCGCACCATTCACACCAGTTGAGCACGTTGTGTTTAACCCTTCGAGCCGTGACCACATTCAGTTGAAGCTGCAAGAGGCTGGCTGGATTCCCACTGAGTTCACCGATAAGGGTGCACCGAAGATTGATGATGAGGTCCTTGAGCACGTTCGTGTTGATGACCCTCAGAAGCAACGATGCATTGACCTTATCAAAGAGTACCTTATGATTCAGAAACGAATCGGACAGGCTGCTGAAGGTGACAAGGCGTGGTTACGTTACGTTCAAGAGGACGGAAAGATTCATGGTTCAGTCAACCCCAATGGTGCCGTTACTGGTCGAGCCACTCACAGCTTCCCCAACATGGGGCAGGTGCCGGGAGTCCGCTCACCTTACGGAGAACAATGTCGTGCAGCCTTTGGTGCCGAACATCACCTTGATGGACTCACAGGGAAACCGTGGGTGCAGGCTGGGATTGATGCGTCAGGTCTGGAGCTGCGTTGTCTTGCTCACTTTATGTCTAAGTATGACGAAGGTGCTTACGCTGATGTTATCCTCAACGGTGACATTCACACAGTGAACCAGCAGGCTGCTGAGTTACCGACACGAGACAACGCCAAAACGTTCATCTATGGTTTCCTTTATGGTGCTGGTGATGAGAAGATTGGACAGATTGTTGGTGCAGGTAAGGAGCGCGGGAAGTTGCTGAAGAAGAAATTCTTAGAGAACACCCCGGCGATTGCAGCATTGCGTGAAGGTATACAGCAGACTCTCGTTAAGGACTCTTCATGGGTCGGTGGTGAACAGCGAGTGACGTGGAAGCGGCGATGGATTCGTGGCCTTGATGGTCGCAGGATTCACATTCGGTCACCACATGCAGCGTTGAACTCACTGCTTCAGTCAGCAGGTGCACTCATTTGTAAACTGTGGGTCGTTAAGACCGAGCAGCTTCTCTTAGAGCGCGGCTTCAAGCATGGCTGGGATGGGGACTTTGCGTACATGGCATGGGTCCACGATGAGATTCAGGTAGCTTGCCGGACCCCAGAGATTGCTGCGGCAGTCGTAGAGATTGCACAAGAGGCGATGCGCTGGGTGGGTGGGCATTGGAACTTCAGGTGTCGTTTAGATACTGAAGGTAAGATTGGTCCAAATTGGGCCGTGTGTCACTAATCATAAGGAGGACACTATGTCCATCACTAAACGAGTTAAAGTAAAGTTCGACATGAAGCTGGTATTCCCAGAGGTAGACTGGCAGGAATTCCATAAGAAACTTCTGAGTGATTCCCGTAAGGTTATCAACGGTGAGAAGATTTCCGGTCTGGATGCCAAGGTCGTACAGGTGGCAGTCACCGAGGGTCCTGAAGCAGCCGTCGAGTTACTCATCAAGTCTGGCGTACAGTCCTTCCTGCGTGAACAGTTGTCCGAGGAAGGTCAGAAGGTCTCTAACGTAGCCGTGAGGTTTACCCTATGAGTGATTACCTGAAGGTCCTACTGACCCTCAAGTCTTGCCCTAAGAGCTTTCAGAGTAACTACGTGCGTAACAACGCGGCTCTGATTGCTGAGGCTGCAAGTCGTGGTCACATCTCGTGCCTGTCTGGAGCAGGCCGTAACGCTGGAGTGTGGGAAGTAACCGCATCCGGTATCGCTTTCCTGTCAATGAATGGGGCTATCGTATGAGCAAGATTATCAACGAACTCGAAGAGTCACTGAAAGAGAACCCGTGGGTGGACGAACTACCTGAAGCGTGGATGACCATCAAGTCCGGCGATTGGACCGATGAAGGTAAGTTCGGTTCTCGTGAAGATATCGTTCAGCACGCACTGTCGGGCCGTTACTTCGCGGTATATACTACCCGCACTGGTGACCACTGGCAGGGTCACGAAACGGAGTTTGAATCAGCCGTAGAGGTTGAACCATACACCAAAACTGTGACCGCCTATCGCAAAGTGAAGGAGGTGTCTGATGAGTAAGCAGCCCTTAACATTGGCGATGTTCGAGGAGTACCGCAGAGACAAGCCGGGTGCGCCCGGTGTGTTGGTACTTGATGGTGACTGGCTGGTTTTCCAAGCGATGTCCGCGAGTGAGGTCGAAACCGATTGGGGTGATGACCACTGGACCCTTGAATGTGACCATCTCAAAGCGTGGAACATTCTGTCAGATTCCATTAAATCGTACGCATCTCGCAAGAAACCGTGGCGAACTGCTGACATCGTGTTAGCGTTCACTGATACGGTCAACTGGCGCAAGCTGCTGGTCGATGAAACCTACAAGGAGAACCGCAAGGCATCTCGTAAACCTGTGGGCTACCGAGCGTTCCTTGAGCGTGTATTCAGTAACGATGAATGGATTAGCCTTCGTGAAGATTCACTTGAGGGTGATGACATCATGGGCATCATTGGGTCGAACCCTAAGCCGTTCAATTACCGTAAGGCCGTTCTGGTTTCCTGTGACAAGGACTTCAAGACCATCCCTGACTGTGACTTCCTGTGGTGCACAACTGGTAACATTCTGTCCCACGATTTGGCTCAGGCTGATTACTGGCATATGTTCCAGACCATCAAGGGTGACATCACCGATGGCTATGGTGGTATTCCGGGCTGGGGCGAGACTGCCGCTGAGTTCCTTGAAGCGCCTTACTTCACTGAGACCGAGGTGTCAATCCTCAAGTCCGGTAAGAACAAGGGTCAAGAGGTGACCAAGTGGGTCAAGCGTGAGCAGGGCGATAAGTCTCTGTGGGAGTGCATGGTGTCCATCGCTGCGAAAGCTGGTATGTCCGAAGAGGATTTAATCAAGCAGGCACAGATGGCTCGCATCCTTCGTCACGAAGATTACAACTGGATTGACAAGGAGATTTACCTGTGGAAGCCATGAAGATAGTTCTCGTTGTACTCATGGTCGGCATGGTGGCTCGGGGCCTTTGGTCCCTTGCTGCTGCTGGCAAACAGATTGCTGAGTACAAGAAAGAAAGTTGATTCCCATAGGGCCTTTCAGCGGGTGAGTACATTAAGACTCACTAACGGGAAGGGTCCTATTTGATTACAACTTAAAGCTACACTCTAAGAGGAAACTCAAATGTTGAAACCGATTAAGCACCTGCTAGATAATCCCAATGACGTTCCTGATGTGCCTCGTGCAGTCAAGGAATATCTTCAATCATCCTTCAATCATACGTTTCTGAATCACTCAGGAATCATTAAGAAGCTACGCCAATCCGGTTGCAGTGAGTCCTACATTCTGGGAGTCATTGATGGGTTCGGTATGGCCTCTGCGATTCTTGATGAGATGGAGACACGGAAGGACATGAACCAAGAGGGTTAACCTTATGTGCTTCTCAGCCAAAGTTAAGACACCCAAGGTGGACACAGCGAAGGCCCCAGAGCCAGCACCATTGACCGCAGAGCCAACCTCTGTAGACTTTGGTGGTTCACAGGACGATGCTGAAACTACCGGGAACGATGTGTCAAAAGGTGGCCGCAAGTCTCTCCAAGTGGAGAAGTCAACTAGCGCGTCTACATCCATTCGTAATAAATTCGCAGGAGCCAATTATGGGACTGTTTAAGAAAATCAAGAAGGCCGTGAAGAAGGTGACTAACGCACCACTGAAGGCCATCGGCAAGGCGGCTGGTCTGGACAATCAGGCACCCGCACAGGCACCAGTAGCTGAAGAGGCTCCGGTAGCTCCAGAGAATGAGATTGCTAAGGTTGAAACCGAGCAGGAATCTGGGGCATCGACTGAAGGTGACCGCAAGAAAGCACGCAGTGGCGGCAAGCGTCAACTGTCCGTCTCACGCAACTCAGGCGCTGGTCTGAACGTCTAACTGGAGGTGACCTATGGCTACCTCACAGGCACGCACAGGATTCGCTGAGGAAGGCGCTAAGGCCGTGTATGACCGTCTGGTCAATGACCGTCAGCCGTATACGACTCGTGCCGAGAACTGTGCAACATATACCATTCCGTCCCTGTTCCCGAAGGACTCCGATAACTCGTCTACCGACTACACCACACCGTGGCAAGCCGTGGGCGCTCGTGGTCTGAATAACCTTGCGTCGAAGTTGATGCTGGCGTTGTTCCCGATGCAGACGTGGATGAAGCTGACCATTAGTGAGTACGAGGCGAAGCAACTTGTTGCCGACCCTGATGGACTCGCAAAGGTGGACGAAGGTCTGTCTATGGTCGAACGTATCATCATGAACTTCATTGAGTCAAACAGTTACCGAGTGTCTCTCTTCGAGGCCCTGAAGCAGCTTTGTGTTGCTGGTAACGTCTTGCTTCACATGCCGGACCCGGAAGGGTACACCCCACTCAAAGTCTACCGACTGTCGGCCTATGTTGTGCAACGCGATGCGTATGGCAATATGCTGCAAGTGGTGACCCGAGACCAGATTGCTTTTGGTGCACTACCCGAAGATGTCCGGTCCCAAGTGGAGTCCGCAGGTGGCGAGAAGAAACCTGATGAACTCGTTGATGTGTACACTCACGTCTATCTGGATGAGGACTCTGGCGATTACTTCAAGTACGAAGAAGTCGAAGAGACTGAAGTTGCCGGGTCAGACGCTCAGTACCCACGAGCAAGCTGTCCGTACATCCCTGTACGCATGGTGCGAATCGACGGTGAGTCCTATGGACGTTCATACGTTGAGGAGTATCTGGGTGACCTGAAGTCCTTAGAGAACCTGCAAGAAGCTATCGTCAAGATGAGCATGATTGCATCCAAGGTAATCGGATTGGTCAACCCAGCGGGTATCACTCAGCCTCGTCGTCTCACAAAGGCGCAGACGGGTGACTTCGTACCGGGCCGTCGAGAAGACATTGACTTCCTCCAACTGGAGAAGCAAGCAGATTTCTCTGTGGCACAAGCAGTGAGCACAGCTATTGAAGCACGCCTATCGTATGCGTTCATGTTGAACTCAGCGGTGCAACGTACTGGTGACCGAGTAACGGCTGAAGAGATTCGTTATGTGGCCTCGGAATTGGAAGATACCCTCGGTGGTGTCTACTCCATTCTGTCACAAGAACTTCAGTTACCTCTCGTCCGCGTACTGTTGAACCAGTTGCAGGCAACACAGCAAATCCCAGAGTTACCGAAAGAGGCCGTCGAGCCGACTATCAGTACCGGTCTGGATGCGATTGGTCGTGGTCAAGACCTCGATAAGTTGGAACGGTGTATCGCTGCGTGGGGCCAACTGGCACCTATGGCACAAGACCCGGACATCAACATTGCGGTCATTAAGCTGCGCATTGCGAATGCTATTGGTATCGACACGTCTGGCATCCTATTAACTCAGGAACAGAAGCAAGCTATCATGGCACAGAACGCTACTGAGACAGCTACACAGAACGCTGCGGCATCTGGTGGTGCTGGCGCTGGTGCACTCGCTACGGCTTCTCCTGAAGCTATGGCTGCTGGGGCTGGCAACGCTGGTCTGGAAGTGGAACAGTAATTAAGACTCACTAACGGGAGACCACAGAGTTTCCCGATTAGTCTAACTTTTAATGGAGGCCATCATGGCTGAATCTAATGCTGACGTTTATGCGTCATTTGGTGTAACGAACGCCGTTGTTGGTAGCGTGACTCAAGAAGAGCACGAGCAGAACATGCTGAGTCTGGATGTGGAAACCCGCGATGGTGATGACCGCATTGACTTGTCTAACAATGATGACCCTTACGGTCAGGACCGCGACCCGTTTGCCGAAGAGGACGATGGTGAAGGTCGTATGCAAGTACGCATCAACACTGATGGTGACTCGGAAGAAACTCAGGAAGAGCCTGAAGTAGAGATCACCAACGAAGGTGAAGAAGTTGACACAGAAGGTGAACAGGAAGGCGACGAAGAGATTGCACCAGTTGGTGACATCCCGGACGCTCTGAGTTCATCTGCTGACCTCATTGGCGAGCATGAAGCTGGCTTTGAGGAAATGGTTGCACAGGCTGCTGAACGCGGTTTGACACCTGAAGTCGTCGCTCAGATTAAAGCTGAGTACGAAGAAGACGGTATCTCTGATGCGTCCTACGAGGCTCTCGCTTCGGCTGGTTACTCGAAAGGTTTCGTTGACTCTTACATCAAGGGTCAGGAAGCACTGGTAGACCAGTATGTCAATCAGGTTATGGACTACGCAGGTGGTCGCGATAAGTTTGCAGTCGTACAGAAGCACCTCGAAGTTTCCAACAAGGAAGCCTCTGAGTCACTGCTGAAAGCGCTGGAGACCCGCGACCTACCGACCGTTAAGGTCATCCTGAATCTGGCAAGCCAATCTTACAGCGCTAAGTTTGGTAAGCGTGCAGAACGTACTGTGACCGCACAGGCCACTCAAGCTAAACCAGTAAGTCCGAAGCGTGCCGAAGGGTTTGCCTCTCGTGATGAAATGGTGAAGGCCATGAGTGACAGTCGCTATCGTACAGATAATGCCTACCGTCAGTCGGTGGAACAGCGTGTCTGGGCGAGCAACTTTTAATTAAGACTCACTAACGGGAGACCACAAGTTTCCCGATTTGAAATACGCAGCGAATGAACTTGAGTGATGAACGCATGGTCGCCCTATCGGGAGGCAGGTTGTTTACTCGCTGGTGCAAAGCACGTCTGGCCCACGTTACGGGCTAACTCAAACTTAACTTTAAATTTAATTCAGAAGGTATATATCATGGCGAACATGCAAGGTGGACAGCAGTTGGGTACGAATCAGGGTAAAGGTCAGAGCGCAGCAGATAAGCTGGCAATGTTCCTGAAGGTGTTTGGTGGTGAAGTTCTGACTGCGTTTGCTCGCACCTCAGTGACCACTTCTCGTCACATGATGCGTTCCATTTCAAGCGGTAAATCCGCACAGTTCCCGGTTATCGGTCGCACCAAAGCTGCTTACTTGCAGGCTGGTGAGAACCTCGATGATAAGCGTAAGGACATCAAGCACACTGAGAAGACCATTAACATTGATGGCCTGCTGACTGCTGACGTTCTGATTTACGACATCGAAGACGCGATGAACCACTACGATGTGCGCTCTGAGTACACCTCACAGTTGGGTGAATCTCTGGCGATGGCTGCTGATGGTGCAGTACTGGCTGAACTTGCTGGTCTGGTTAACCTGCCGGATGCCTCTAACGAGAACATCAAGGGTCTGGGTGCCGCTCAGTTGATTACCACTCAGAAGACCGCTGCTGAACTGACTGACCAAGTTGAACTCGGTAAGGAAATCATCGCGGCTCTGACCAAGGCTCGTGCTGGTCTGACTAAGAACTACGTTCCTGCGAACGACCGTACCTTCTACACCACTCCAGATAACTACTCTGCGATTCTGGCGGCTCTGATGCCTAACGCTGCTAACTACGCTGCGCTGATTGACCCTGAGAAAGGTTCTATCCGTAACGTAATGGGCTTCGAGGTGGTTGAAGTTCCACACCTGACCGCTGGTGGTGCTGGTGATGACCGTCCTGAAGATGGTGAAGCTGCGACCAACCAGAAGCACGCCTTCCCGGCAACTGGTGGTAAAGTCAATCTGGCTAACGTTGTGGGCCTGTTCCAGCACCGTTCGGCTGTTGGTACTGTGAAACTGAAGGACCTGGCTCTGGAGCGTGCACGCCGTGCAAACTATCAGGCTGACCAGATTATCGCTAAGTACGCGATGGGTCATGGTGGTCTGCGCCCAGAAGCAGCAGGTGCGGTAGTTTTCAAAGCGGGAGCTTAATGACTAACTCGTTGATGGCCTCTTCGGAGGTCGTTGATGACGAAGCCACATTAACTCCAGCGCAGAAAGCCGCTCGTACTCGTGCAGCCAACAAGGCAGCGAAACTTGCTGCGGACGGTGAGTCTGCTTAAGGCTACGTGGTGTGAACTGGCACGTAAAGTGTCTCGCAAAGAACCTTCCAGAGAGCGAGACTTAAAGACCCTGTAGGTCGCTACCACAATCATAATGATACCCCTTGCGGTGCCTTCGGGTGCTGTGAGGGGTTTTTTGCTTCACACTAAAGGAGGCCATCATGGCTGACTCATTCTTAAACCCCGCCGATGAACTGGATGCTATCAATGACATTCTGGCATCTATCGGTGAAGCCCCGGTGTTGACCCTCGGTGACTCTGCGAACGTGGACGTATCGAACGCTCAACAGATTCTCTCAAAGGTTAACCGCATGATTCAGTCTAAAGGCTGGACATTCAATATCGAAGAGGGTGCCGTGCTGGTCCCTGATGTGAACACCGGGTTAATCCCGTACCTTCCGTCTTATCTTCGCGTGCAGGGCGCTGACTCACCGAACACCTACATCAACCGTCAAGGCTACGTCTATGACACTGCTGGTCTGACTGATGTGTTCCAAGGGTCAATCTCTGTGAACCTTACGCGCCTACGTGAGTACAGTGAGATGCCTCAGTGCTTCCGCTCGTACATCGTGACAAAGGCTTCTCGTCAGTTTAACATGCGCTACTTTGGTGACACAGCCATTGAGTCCATTCTGGCTGAAGAAGAAGCTGAGGCGTACATGCAGTGCAACGAGTACGAACTGGATTATGGCAAGTTCAACATGCTGGACGGTGACGCATTCGTACAGGGCATTCTGTCTCGTTAATAAATTAAGGAGGACCACAATGAAAATCGGGTCTAAGGAATTTAGGGCCACTCCAGAGGGTAAACGCTGGACTAAGGACCAGAACCTCAAGAGCAAGTATGGTATCAGCCTGCTGGACTATGAGGCCCTTCTGGTGGCCCAAGACTACAAGTGCGCTATCTGCGCCAAACCACATGAGGACACGAAGTTCGGTGTTCTCTGCGTGGACCACAACCATTCAACTGGCAAGCTGCGTGAGCTTCTCTGCCGTAACTGCAACATGGTCATAGGCAACGTTGGCGAGTGTATCGACAAGCTGCGTGGTATGATTAAATATCTGGAGGTGCACAATGGGATTAGTAAGCCAGAGTATTAAGAACCTCAAGGGTGGCATCTCACAGCAACCCAATATCCTGCGCTTCCCGGACCAAGGGGAGTTACAGGTCAACGGGTGGTCCTCCGAAACTGAGGGCCTCCAGAAGCGTCCACCTATGGTGTTCAACCGTAAGCTGGGAGCAGCGGGTTTCCTCGGGGCCGCACCTCTCGTGCACCTGATTAACCGCGATGAGTACGAACAGTATTACGTGGTGTTCACTGGTGGTGACATCAAGGTGTTCGACCTGAACGGTCAGGAGTACGCTGTGCGTGGTGATAAGAGCTATGTGCAGACGGCTAACCCTCGTAACTCCATCCGCTGTGTGACTGTAGCTGACTACACCTTCGTGGTGAACCGTGAGCGCGTTGTACAGGCCGATGGGAACCTGACCAATGGTGGCACCTTCAATGACCAGAAGGACGCTCTGATTAACGTCAGGGGCGGTCAGTACGGTCGCACACTCAATGTCATCTTCAATGAGGCCACAAGGGCGACCATCAAGTTACCTTCCGGTACTGGCACCACGCCACCTATCGAGGAACAGGTAGCGGCTGTCGATGCACAGCATATCGCTGAGGAACTCGCTAAGCAAATCAGAGAGTCACTGGCTGGCAACCCCGGCTGGACCATTAACGTGGGGACAGGCTTCGTGAACATCATCGCACCCGATGGTGACTCTATCCGTGGACTTCAGACGAAGGATGGCTATGCTGACCAGTTAATCAGCCCGGTCACTCACTACGCTCAGACGTTTGCGAAGTTGCCACAAAACGCGCCTGATGGTTATACCGTGAAGATCGTAGGTGACACCTCTCGCAGTGCCGATAAGTATTATGTACGCTACAATCTGACCCGCAAGGTCTGGGAGGAAACCGTAGGGTGGAACATTCAGGTCGGTCTCAACAATGGCACAATGCCGTGGTCCCTCATCCGCGCAGCCGATGGTCAGTTTGACTTCGTGGCTAACTCGTGGGTCGGACGTACAGCAGGTGACGATGATACCAACCCGCACCCATCCTTTGTGGGCCAAGCGATTACCGATGTGTTCTTCTACAGGAACCGCCTCGGGATGCTCTCAGGTGAGAATATCATTCTGAGCCGCACCGCTAAGTACTTCAACATGTACCCGGCGAGTGTCGCTGTGTTGTCTGATGATGACCCGATTGATGTGGCTGTGTCGCACAACCGTGTGTCCATCCTGAAGTACGCTGTGCCGTTCTCTGAGGAACTCTTACTGTGGGCCGATGAGGCGCAGTTTGTCCTGAACGCTTCTGGCGTGCTATCAGCGAAGTCCGTGGAGTTGAACCTCACGACTGAGTTTGATGTGAACGATGGGGCGCGACCTTACGGTATCGGACGTGGTGTGTACTTTGCGAGTCCTCGGGCGACCTTTACGTCCATCAACCGTTACTATGCGGTGCAGGATGTGAGCGCTGTGAAGAACGCAGAGGACATGACGATGCACGTACCGAGCTACATTCCGAACGGAGTGTTCAGTATCTCAGGTTCATCCACAGAGAACTTCGCTACGGTGCTGACCAGTGGTGCTAAGGGCAAGGTGTTCATCTACAAGTTCCTCTACATTGATGAGCAGATTCAGCAGCAGTCATGGTCTCATTGGGACTTCGGGGATAACGTCACGGTTCTCGCGGCGAACTCCATCGGGTCACACATGCACGTCATCTTGCAGAATGGTTACGACATCTTCATGGGGTCTATCAGCTTCACTAAGAAGACTCTGGACTTCGGGAACGAGCCGTACCGCCTGTACATGGACGCGAAGACTCGCTACGACATTCCAGCTAACGCTTTCAACAACGACCGTTACGAGACCACTGTGGACCTCAATGCGGTGTTCGGTGGGATGCGCTGGCAGGTCGGAAAGATTCTGGTGAGTGATGAAGTTGGTGAGGTGCGTCAGTATGAGCCACCAGCAGGAGGCTGGGCGTCAGACCCTACGCTTCGCATCGTTGGTGACATGGCTGGCAAGCGGGTGTTCATCGGGTTCGCCTATGAGTTCCGCTACGAGTTCTCTAAGTTCCTCATCAAGAAACAAGATGAGAGCGGCGGGTTCTCCACTGAGGATGTGGGCCGATTGCAACACCGCAGGGCGTGGCTCAACTATGAGCAGTCCGGTGCGTTCTACGTTGACGTGACCAACCTCGGGCGGTCCTATCGTTACACCATGAGCGGCAAACCTTTGGGTGACACAACCCTCGGTCAGGCCAATCTGGAGTCAGGACAATTCCGTTTCCCTCTGGCTGGCAACGCTCAGTACAACCGCGTGGTGCTCACTAGTGACTATACGACTCCGCTGTCAATCATTGGTTGCGGCTGGGAAGGTAACTATATTCGCCGTAGCACAGGCATTTAACTGAACGGTCTCTCTCGGGTGCATTAAGACTCACTAACGGGAGAGACCACACTAGGAAGGACTTAAAGCATGAAACTCAGGATTGCTACAGAAAGACACCTTAAAGAGTTCAACCCGTCACAGCAAGATCTTGATGAGGCGAAGGCATACGGTATTCAACCAGCCTTTCCACCAGCAAGTGAATGCGTTATGATTGAACACTTCGGTCACGCTATGGCTATAGGTGGTAACGATGGCGACCAATGTTGGTTTGTCACCTCAAAGTTCCTTAAAAGAATCACGGTGCAATCCCGTATACAATTTAGAAAACTCATCATTGAACATCGTGATAAACTCTTACAGACCTATCCGGTCCTGTGGAATTTCGTATGGGTAGGCAACACCGACCACATCCGGTTTCTCAAGACGATAGGCGCTGTGTTCCACGATGAGTTCTCTGATGAGAGTAAGCAGTTTCAATTATTCACAATCAAGAGGACTTAACTATGTGCTGGATGGCAGCTATTCCTATTGCGATGGCGGTAGGTCAACAGGCAATGAGTGGCGCTCAGGGTAACCAAGCGGTAGCCGCTCAGAATGACCAGAGTCGTCGTCAGGCGATTAACATGATTGGCGCAATGAACATCAACAATGCCAATATGTCACTTCAGGCTCAGGACACTTTGGACTCAGCAAGTCAGGACCTCTCGTTGAAATCAATGGAGAAGGTGCAGGCTCTGGGAACCGTAGCGGCAGCAATCGGAGAGGGCAACCTTGAGGGTCGCTCAATGGAACGCATTCAGCGTGTCACCGAGGGTGATTACATCCGGGCCGCTAATGGTGTTCGGGACAACTACAAGCGCGACTACGCGGCTATCTTCGCTCAACAGTTAGGCACGCACACTGACACCATTAACAAGGTGCAGGAGATGCAGAAGTCTGAAGGTAAAGTGAAAGGTGCACTGGAGCAGATTGTTGACCCTCTGGGTATCGGCATCTCGAAACTATATGGCCTCACAGATATTGTGGGTCAGAAGGTTTACGGTGACAAGGCTCGTAGCGTGATCAATAAAGACTCAGCTAAATCTAACAAATAAGGAGGCCACTCATGGCTAGTAAACTCTCAGCAGCTTTGAGTGGAATCCCTGCGGCTGGCATGGAGCGTCTTCGTGGCGCTGGTGCAATGACCGTTGGGGTCGCTCAAGCAGGTGTAGACCCATCGTATGAATCAAAGAGTAACCTTCTGGGGACTGTCGGTAAGATGGCTCAGATTGGTGCTGACGCATACATGCAACACGATGCTATGGCACAGAAGCGTGCCGATGAGCGCTCTAATGAAATCATCTCTAAGTTGACCCCAGAGCAACGCCGTCAGGCTATGCAGAACGGGACCTTACTGTATCAAGATGACCCATACGCCATGAAGGCACTCAAGGAGAAGACCGGGCGTAACGCTGCGTTCCTGCTTGATGATGAGGTCGCGCAGAAGGTGCAACGCGGTGAGTTCAAGACTCGGCAGGAGATGGAAGATTATCGCCACAAGCGTCTTCAGGATGGAAGCGTTGAGTTCGCCAACCAGTTTGGTCTGGACCATTCCGATAAGGACTTCCAGCGCGGTTTCTCAAGTGACATCACCCAGCGTAACATTCAGTTGTACGGTGCGCATGATTCGTTTCTGAGTGACCAAGCTAAGAAGGGCGCAATGCTCAACACGAAGATGGAACTCGACGGGGCCTTGAAGGACCCTAACGTTCTCCGCTCGCCGCAAGGTGCAGACTTCTTCGATGGGTACATTAAGAAGGGCTTAGAGTCTGGTATCATTCCGTCTGACGATGAAGCAACACAGATGGTTGCAGCTAACCTCGGTGGCATCGTACAGCGTCCGGGTGGTGCACAGATGCTGATGAACCTTGAGAACAAGACCATTAAGCTGCATGGCGCTGACACGACCTATAAGGCTCTGTTAGGCGATGAACAGTGGAACAACATGGTCGTCAAGGCACAGCACGCAGAGTTCCAGAACGATGCCAAGCGCACCGAGAAGTTCAATCTGGATATGAACTCAGCGTTGAATCAGTCCGACCTTAATCAAGGGTGGGCCATGTTGCAGGCACAGAAAGCTGAACTCGATAAGATTCAGACGGGTGAGCAGTTGACCCCAGAGCGCCAGCAGTTGATTCAGGCTCAGATGCAGATGCAGGACCGCCTACGTCAGGAGTCCGCAGCGACCGCTAAGGCCACTGATGATGCCCGTAAAGGTCAGAACAAGGACATGGTGCTGGAGGCTTCTTACCTGAATCGCATCAATGGGGATTACGTTTCGACTGACTTTAAGGACCAGCCGACCAATGAGAACACAGGCGAGTTTAAACACTCCGATGCTGTGAACTTTGCGAACCGGAAGCTGGCTCAGATTGACCAGATGAACGTCCCGGATGCACAGAAGGACAAACTCAAGTTGCAGTATCTCCGAGCCGATAGCGCAGAGGGTCCGTTCCGTACACAGATTGGCACCATGATTAGTGATGCTGATGGTGAATGGCGAGCCGCTGTGATTAACGGTGAGATTCCTGAAGAGACCCCGGCGATGACTAAGTTGCGCGCACTGCGTAACGCTGACCCGAACCTGATTGCAGCACTGTACCCGGACCAAGCGGGACTGTTCGCTAAGATGGACATGATGGATAAGCTGGGAGTCAAACCTCAGATTATGATTGATGCCGAGCGTAACAAACAGGGCATGACTAAGGACCAGCTAATTGAGGCTGACAAGTCGTGGACCGCTACGTTGAACAGTTCGACTGCCGAGGAGATTGCACGTATGCCTTCGTCGCTACGCAACTCAGCGCGTCAGGTGTTCGATGCGTTCAACTACGCAACAGGTAACGTTGATGGTGCGATGGAGCAGGTCACGAAGTTCCTCAAGGAATCGACTACCACGTTCCAGAGTGATGACCTCGACGGTGGCTCTTTCGGTGTAATCCCGAGAGTGAACCTGCAAGTGAACGATGACCCGGACTCATGGAAACAGGGTAAGGACATCATCGACACAGCCGTGAAGGGAATCATCTCAACGAATCCGTGGGTGACCAATAAGCAACTGAGCGTGTACCAACAGGGTAACGACATCCGCATTATGGACACTACAGGTTCAATCAACATCCGCTACGATAAGCAGCTACTGAGTCAGGTCTGGAAGGACCAGCAGGAGAAGGCCCAAGCGAAAGCACAGGCTGATGCACTGAAGGACATCAATAAGCGTGCACCTATCGCCGCAGTAAACAAAGCACGCGAAGACATCAAGTCTGGCAAACGTAAGGGTCTGGCCCAACGTGCGCAGGAGTTCCGAGAGTCTCGCGGTATTAAATAATCAATAGGAGGCCCATGATGGCTAAGTATGACAAAAGTGTACCGAGCGCTTACGACTCGTTGTACCAACAGGCAGCAGATGCGCATGGTGTCTCTTATGACTTACTGCGTAAATTATCGTTCAACGAATCCAGCTTCAACCCAAAGGCCAAGTCACCGACCGGGCCAAAAGGTATCATGCAGTTCACTCGGGCCACAGCGACCGCGCTGGGTCTGAATGCCACTGATGGCGATGACGATGACCGTTATGACCCAGCCAAGGCTATCGACGCGGGTGCTCGCCACCTGTCCGACCTTGTGCGCAAGTATGATGGTGATGAACTCAAAGCAGCCCTCGCGTATAACCAAGGTGAGGGACGCAATGGGGCCGCACAGATTCAGGCTTACGACAAGGGTGACTTCTCTGGTATCAGCCCGGAAGGTGTGGAATACATGCGCCGACTGAGCGATGTCGCACAGAGTCCTCGTGTTGGTGAACTCCAGACTTTCGGAGGCATCACCCCAAAGGGTAAAGGGATTCCGGCTTCAGATGCTTTCACAGGCATCGGCAAGCAAGGGTCAGTGAAGTCAGGGCTGGATGATTCCAGTGCTCTGCCAGAGTCCCACGGTTTCAACGTGGAGGGTATCGAGCAGCCTGCGCCTAACAAGCCCTTCGGTCAGTCCTATTGGGAAGCCAAAGGGACTACCTTAGAGGAAGCTGAGAACCGCTCAACGTGGTTCGGTTTCGGTAACGCTGTGGAGGCTGAGACCTCTAACAGTGTCGCTGGGATGGCTTTCCGCGCTGGTCGTCAGGACAATGGCTTTGACTTGTTCAAGGACACCATTACGCCTACTCGCTGGAACTCACACGTCTGGTCTGAAGAGGAACTCCAGAAGATTCGTTCTCAGGTTAAGGACCCGCACTACATCAACGTGGTGTCCGGTGGTTCCCCAGAGAATCTGGATGCACTCATTAAGATGGCGAATGAGAACTACGAGACTGACGCTAAGGCCGCTGACAGTGGTCTGGGTGCTCAACTCAGCGCTGGTGTGATTGGTGCAGCGTTTGACCCTACGAGCTACATTCCGATTGCCGGACAGGCCGCTAAGGGATTCTCTCTGGCGAAGAAGGCGCTGATTGTGGGCGCACAGTCTGGTGCATGGAACGTGGCGTCCGAGGGCTTCCGTACCTCCATCGCTGGTGGTGAGGCTCATTATGCGAATGCTGCTTTAGGTGGCTTCGTGTTTGGTGCAGGTATGTCCGCTCTGACCGATACAGTCGCGAAGAGTCTGGGACGTAACGACCACGTTAATGACTTCGCCTCTACGATGGCACGATTGGAAGCCCGAGAGACTGCGCGTAACACTGGTGGTGAGGACCTGTCCCGTATGGTCACCGATGGCTTAGAGTTCAAAACTCATGAGCGCTCTGGTGTGGACTATGCGGACCATCCGACCCTTGAGGGTTCCGTGGTGTTGCCAGACGGTTCTATCCTGTCTGAGTCAAACATCCTCAACCCGAAGACTCAGGAGCGTTTCGCTGAGTTCTCTGATGACACTCCGCGTGCACTGCGTGGTGCGTCTCTGGGTGGATTCTCTGAGATTGGTCAGAAGATTCTGCGTAGCGAGAACAACGCGGTGCGTGGGATTGGTGCTGACCTTGTTCGTCCCGCGACTCTGATGCAGGATGGCTCAATGGGTAAGTTTGGTGCAACCGCATCGGACATCCACGAGCGTCTCCACTTCACGGACCAAGCGATTTACAACAGGTACTATGATGCTATGAAGGAAGCCATGCGTGACCCAGAGTGGGCAACGGGAATCTTCCGTACCAGCGCTCAAGGTGCTCGTGAAGAAATCTCTAAGCGTGTTGTGGCTGCGATTGAGCGCCCAGAACTGAGAGCTGACCTGAAGCCGGGGGAAGCCAAAGTGATGGACATCATCAAGGCACACTTCGACACCAAGCGTGAGATGATGGAGAACCCAGCGATGTTCGGTGACAGCCGAGCCAAAGGCTTCTTCCCGGACTCTCGCCACAAGGGCACATACGTTCCTCAGGTCTATGACCGTACCGCTAAGGCAGTCCATACAGAACGCTTTGGTGGCTCTGATGGCCTACAACAGGCGGTCGCTGAGTCCTGGCTTGCGAGTTACCGTATGCGTCCAGAGGTGAAGGCTCGTGTCGATGAGATGCTGAAAGAGACCCTCGACGTTCAAGAGGTGACCGAAGAGATGGTCCGTAAGCACGCGATGGACAAGGCGTATGGTGTGAGTCACACTGACCAGTTTAACAACTCCTCTGTGATTGATGACCAGCTTACCGATACATCACTGACTGGTATTGAGAATAACAGCTTCCTCGAAGCGCGTAATCTCTTTGACAGTGATGTGCGCGTAACGGCACCTGACGGTCAGCCGTTCTCAGTGAACGACCTTCGAGTGTACGACATGATGCACCTGATGCCTGCCTACGACCGTCGAGTCAATGGTGACATCGCAATCATGGGTTCAACCGGGAAGACCACTAAGGAACTCAAGGATGAACTTATTGCACTGGACAAGACTGTTGAGGCTCGTGGTCCACAGCAGGGAGACGTTAAGGCACTTAAAGAGATGGTCAAGATTCTTACAGGCCGCTCTCGACGTGACCCTGAGGGTGCTCTCGCTACGGCTACTCGCGCAATGACTGACCTTGGGTTCTTCGCTAAGAATGCCTACATGGGATTGCAGAACATCACCGAGATTGGCGGCATGTTGGCGAAGGGTAACACTCGTGCGTTGCTGAAAGGCATCCCGGTGTTCCGTGACCTTGCTTATCGCAATCAGGCAATGAAGCCACAGGAACTCGCTGAGATTCACCACTTCATGTTCGGTAAGGAACTGGATGATTTAATCCGTCCGAACCGTCAGGACATTGTGGACCGTCTACGTGACTACACCGATACTGGCTCTAAGACCGCTCAGGCTGTGGGTACTTTCAAGTATGCCACTCAGGAGCTGTCAGCACGCTCACCGTGGACCAAGTTCCTTAACGCTACATCCAACTACTTCGTTGATGCTGGTCGTCAGGGGATGCTGGGTGAAGTGGTTAACTCCACGTTGCTCGGTAAGAAATCCAAGTGGCAGGACCCTCGGTTCCTTAATGGGGCCTCGGTGTCCCCAGAGCAGTTCGCAGGAATCCAGCAGTTGATTAAAGACCACGTTGTTCGTGGGGAGGATGGTTCGTACAAGGTGGCTAACAAGCGTGCATTCGCTGCTGACCCTCGTGCTATGGACCTCTATCGTCTGGCTGATAAGGTCGCAGATGAAACAATCCTACGTCCACACAAGGTCTCTAACACTGATGCGGTTTCCTACGGTGCTGGCGTGAAGATGGTCATGCAGTTCAAGAACTTCACCATCCGCTCTATCAACGGTCGATTCATGAAGGGTCTCTATGAGTCCACGAAGAACAACCGAGCGATGGACACAGCGTTGGCGTGGAGTGCCTCTGTGGGTCTGGCTGGAGCGTATTACGTGATGGCTGCACACATGAAGGCTGCGGGTCTACCGAAAGAGCAACAGGCGAACTACCTCAAGTCAGCACTGAATGAGGACATGATTACCTACGCAGCGTTCTCTCGTGCTTCCCATGCTGGCGCACCTCTGGGTGTGTTCAACCTCGTGGGCGCACCTCTGGGCTTCGATATGGGCCGCACGGTCCGCTCATCCATCACGCCGAAAGATTCACAGTATGAGAAACCCCTCAAGGCTTCTCGCGGTGCGGCAACTTCCAGTGATGTGATGAAGGACTTCTACACCCGACTCGTTGAGCAGGTCCCTGCGGTTGGCTTCGCATCCAACGTGGCGATGAGTGCATACAATGCGGCTCACGTTATGAACGCACCTAACAAGTACACAGAGCAGGACTTCATGACTTCCATGATGAACACCACTCGTGAACTGGTGCCGAACGACCCACTGACTCAGCAGATGCTGTACCAGATGTTTGCGCAACAGGGTGTTGAGCTGAAGCAACAGGCTCGACCTAATTAAGACTCACTAACGGGAGACCAACCTCTGGTTTCCCACTTTCATAACTATAAGGATTATTATCATGGCCGACCAATCTACTATCGTTGAGATTCCCTTAACGTCCGCAACTCGTGCCGTCACGATTCCTTTCGATTACCTTACGCGCTCTGCTGTGGTCCTTACCATTAAGCAGGTAGATGACGTAACGTTTGAGAAGACTCTACGCCTGACGGACGACTACCGCTTTACGGGTCTGACTGAAGTCACGCTCAATGGCGACTACTCCTCTTTTGGTGACCTGCTTGAAGTTAAGCGTCACACCCCGGCTACCCGTTTGGTAGACTTCCGGGACGGTTCGGTACTGACCGCGAACTCTCTGAACATCTCACAGCTTCAGGCGATTCACATTGCCGAGGAAGGCCGCTTCGAGATTACCACTGAGATTCGTGAAGCCACAGCAGACGCACAGCGTTTCGCTCAGGCAGCAGCAGCAAGTGCTGGTGAGTCCAAGACCTACCGTGATTCCACTCAGAAAATCTGGGATGGCATACTTGATTCAATCCAAGCGGCTGGAGACAAGGGTACTTTAGGTTACCTTGCGACCCCTGCTGGTTTCTCCGCTATTGGCGGCTACATCTCGTTTGATGCACTGCGCCTCGCGAAGCCTCAGTTTGAGGGACAACGTGTGAAGCTGGAGTCGTACATTGCTGGTAAGTATCTGGGTGGCGGGGAGTTCGTTGGTCATCTTACTACAGCGCCCGATAATGGAGGCACCATTGCTTCCGGTCCGACCCACCACTGGAAACGTACAGATGACAATGGGTCACTGAATGTGACACACTTCGGTGCTGTTATGGATGGTGTTACAGACGATATGCACGCTGTCATTAAGATGCACAACTGGTCCCGCTCTATCGATGCCACCTTTGGTCCGGGCATTGTGCTGCCTTCTGGTAAGATTGCACTCTCTCCGTATGACTTCGGTGATGCAGAGATTCCAGCGTTCAAGATGAAAGGCCCAACGGTATCTTATGGTCGTCTGCCTAGCGTGATGATTATCCCGTTCAATAAGACCTCAATGGCCTACATGTTCCGCTTCAAGGCACGCCGTATGGACGTATCGTTCATTTACGTGAACGGCGCTGGTTCCAAGTGCGGCTTCTTAGAGAACACCGTGACTCGTGGTGACTACTGCCGAATCCATGCGGTTCAAGCTCGTGGTATGACAGGTCGAGTGTTCCATGTGTTCGACACCATCGACACCGCTGTGACACAGTGCTACTCCTCTCAAGGTAAGGCATCGTTCTTCCGCACCGATTGGTCCAACGAGAATCCGGGAGCATGGGACCATCCGACTGCAATCAAGATTACCGATTGTAACTTCGAGGGTCACACGGGCGAGTACGCAGTTTCCTGTATACGAGCTGGTCAATCCGTTATGGAAGATGTGTGGTTCGACCACTGCGACCAAGGGTTTGATATCTCTCAGGGTGGCTGGTTACTGAAGAACGTCACACAGGAAAACTCAAAGCTACCATCTGGTGCACAATACGCTAAGGTGATTCAGATTAAGTGCCGCTTCGCTCAGGGTGCTGGATTGAGTCCTGGCGTGTCTGGCTATGACCCGGCACAGGACCCATCTGGTTCGATGCCTTCTTGGGTGAACTCAGTGTACGAGCGAGGTACTGCCAATTGGGACCAGTTAGGTTTCATCAATACTGGCAGCATGAGCTACGGCTATGAGTCCTCTCAGTACAAGATGTCCAACATGACTGGTAATGCTGTGTGGTACGAGATTGGAACCTTAGGTTTCTCTGGCGCGGTTGGTGTTAGCTGTGATATTGAACTCGTTGGTACAGGTCACTTCGACTCGGCTGTTGCTGATGCTCGCCCACAGGGCACCAACTTTGGCGGCGGTAAATCAGTCATTCGTGTTCAGCAGAAAGATAGCAACACCAAAATGGCCGCATCATGGTACGGTGAGCAAGCCTCTCCAATCTCTGATGTGCGTATCGTTCTGGGTAATAAGAACCGTCCGCGTATCTTCGTGCAACTGCGAGGTTACACTGGTGGTGTCGCTACGACCTTCCACACGAACGATAAGTCAAACTTCGAGGGTGGTCAGCACTTCTACCTATCCCCGGTGTTCGCTGCGATTGACATTGCGACCGTGCCTACTGCTGTACAGGTTCCTGCGCACTGGAGTGTTAACAACTCCGCGTTTGGTCTCGGTTACAACATGACAGACGGTCAATTGATGTTAGAGGGTAAGACCTCGAATCAGGCTGCGAGTGAGTACCTACCTATCAAGATGAATGGTTTGGACAAGGTAATTGCTCTGCAACCTCTCGTAGGCTCAGTGCGAACCCCGCGTTACACACTTGCAGAACTTCCACGAGCAACAGAGCACCCTTACGGTGTGGTCCTAGTGTCGGATGCTGTTAGCGGAAATGGTACGACCACATGGCGTATGGCGTTCTCTACAGGCTCCTTCTGGTTCACTGCGGACGGTGCGAACAACCTCGGTGCAGGTTCTGTATCTTCACAAGGATAAACAAGATGTTAAACATTGACTTCAATAACGAGGTCCTGAAAGCTGCCCCTATTGCGGGGGCGGCATCGGCTGACGTTGTGACCCGTTACTTCTACGGACTGTCTCTTAACGAGTGGTTCTATGTAGCGGCTATCGCCTACACAGTGGCTCAGATTGGTGCCAAGGTAGTTGACACAATCGTGAAATATAAACAGGGGACGAAAGATGTCTGATAATACTCTCATCAAATTCCTTGAGATGCTCGATACTGAGATGGCGCAGCGTATGCTGAAAGACCTTCAGGATGATGAGCGTCGAACTCCACAGTTGTATAACGCTATCGGCAAACTGCTGGAGCGCCACAAGTTCCAAATCTCTAAGCTGGCACCGGATGCAAACATTCTGGGTGGTCTGGCTGATGGTCTGGAGGCATACAACCAGATGGTGGACAAGGATGGCTTTACGGAAGGAGACTTCCACTAAGTGACAAACTCAAGGTCATTACTATATGTAGTGGCCTTTATGATTGTTACACACTACGTGATGACAACGCTACGTGGATTCTGAGGAATCAGGAGGGCAACTATGCTCAAGTTTTTACAGAAAGCGTTACCGTGGTTCTTCGCGGCACTGCTGGTGGTCGTTGGGTACACCACAGGAGTCAAGGAGACCAACGCTAAATGGGACCGGGAGGTTCACAATGAGTACATCAAGAAAGATGACGCAAAGCGACTTCAACAGTCTGCGCTGTCCGACATCGCCCGGAAGTATCAGGGTGACATTGAGGCCCTTGAAGGTTCTACTGATAGGGTTATTAATGATTTGCGTGTCGATAACAAGCGCTTGCTCGTCAAGGTCAAAGCCTCAAGCCAACCCTCAGGACCTAGTGGTCGATGCGAGTTTAATGGTGAAGCCGAACTTGACCCAGAGTCTGCTAAAGAAATTATCCAAGTGACCGAGCGTGGTGACAAGTGGATAGAAGCCCTGCAAGATACTGTGCGCGTCCTGCAAGGTAAACTCAATGACGCACAACAACCCAAGGAGAAGTAAAATGTCTGTTGAAACTCGTACTATCTGGAACGCTGGCACCGCCTCAATTGGTGGCTCATGGCACATCGACTCACTGCGTGGCCTGCTGGACGGTGTTATCTACATCGACCGTGAAGCCTTCAACCGCCGTGAACCAAAGGAACTGACTCTCATCGGGTCTCGTGGAACCAAGGCGACCAAGGATATACTGGACGGTGCGACCGTTGGTGTGGTCACTGTGAAGCTGCTGGATGATGTATCGACCTCAACGCTGGTGGCCTATCAGGTTTCCTCTGAGGACGCTGTGGTTGACTCTGAGGGACTCTGGCAGATTGACGCCTTGTACACCGAGAGTGACCCCGGTGAGATTGACTCATACACGAAAGCTGAGGTGGACTCAAAGGTCTCCACCATCAATACGAACATCAACAAGAAAGCCAACACCGCTGATGTCTACACCAAGACTGCGGCTGATGCTGCGTTCGTGGCACAAGAGGCTTCACCAAATGTGCAGAAGGCAACGGCTGGTTCATCCAATGTGTTGACCCCTCTGGCTACTGGTGCGACTCTGGAGCAGGTGGTGACCAAGGTTAACGAAATCGTTACGACACTGAACACCGTGCGCTCAACCGCAGGGTCTGCTTACAACGCAGCTAATGGCTTGATTGATTCTCTAACTACCGGTAAAGTAATGAAAGCATAAGGAGCAACATCATGAGCAACACACAGCGGGCGCGTAATGCGCTCATTGTGGCGCAGCTAAAGAATGACTTCGTGGCCTTCCTGTTCGTCTTATGGAAGGCTCTGAACCTGCCGCCACCAACCCGATGCCAGATTGATATGGCTAAATGCCTCGCTAACGGCGACAACAAGAAGTTCATCCTGCAAGCGTTCCGTGGTATCGGCAAGTCCTTCATCACTTGTGCGTTCGTTGTGTGGACTCTATGGCGTGACCCTCAACTGAAGATTCTCATCGTATCGGCCTCTAAGGAACGTGCGGATGCGAACTCAATATTCATCAAGAACATCATCGGCCTTCTGCCGTTCCTCGCTGAGTTAAAGCCGGGACCGGACCAAAGGGACTCTGTGATTAGTTTCGATGTTGGCCCTGCCAAGCCTGACCACTCACCGTCTGTAAAGTCTGTGGGTATCACTGGTCAGTTGACTGGTAGCCGTGCTGATATCATCATTGCGGATGACGTAGAGATTCCGTCGAACAGTGCCACCCAAGGTGCACGCGAGAAACTGTGGACGCTTGTGCAAGAGTTTGCCGCTCTGTTAAAGCCTCTGCCGACATCTCGTGTAATCTATCTGGGTACGCCTCAGACGGAGATGACACTCTACAAGGAGCTTGAGGATAACCGTGGGTACACGACGATTATCTGGCCCGCTCAATATCCGAGAAACAAGCAAGAGGATATGTACTATGGTTCCCGTCTAGCCCCGATGCTTCGTCAGGAGTTCGAGGAGGAAGTGGAAGGACTTGCAGGACAACCAACTGACGCCGTTCGATTCGATGCGGATGACCTACGTGAGCGTGAGCTTGAGTATGGTAAAGCTGGTTACACCTTGCAGTTCATGTTGAACCCTAACCTATCCGATGCTGAGAAGTACCCACTGCGCCTTAAGGACCTTATCGTTGCTGCTATTGATACAGCGCGTGCAGCCTTGAGCTACCAGTGGTTGCCTAACCGTCAGAACCGCAACGAGGACCTACCTAACGTGGGCCTTAAGGGTGATGACATCCATTCGTATCACACAGCGTCAGAGCGCACTGGAGAGTTCCAGCAGAAGATTATGGTCATTGACCCCTCTGGTCGCGGTACGGATGAAACCACGTTTGTCGTACTGTACACGCTGAATGGTTATATCTACTTGATGGACACTGGAGGATTCCTTGATGGATACTCCGAGCCGACCCTTGAGAAGCTGGCTAAGAAGGCCAAGCAATGGGACGTGCAGACAGTTGTCTTCGAGAGTAACTTCGGTGACGGTATGTTCGGTAAAATCTTCCAGCCTATTCTCCTGAAACACCACAAGGCAGCACTTGAAGAGATTCGTGCTCGTGGTATGAAGGAACTACGCATCTGCGATACACTTGAGCCTGTGATGTCTACGCACCGCTTGATTGTTCGCGATGAGGTTGTCAGAGAAGATTACCAGACTGCCCGAGACAAAGACGGCAAGCACTCAGTGGTTTACTCACTGTTCTACCAGATGACCCGCATGACCCGCGAGAAGGGTGCTGTACGCCACGATGACCGCTTAGATGCGTTAGCGTTGGGCGTTGAGTTCCTTCGTCAAGGGATGATGCTGGATAGCGCACAAGGCGAATCAGAGATGGTCGCTGAGTTCCTTGAGGCACATATGGAGCGTGAGGTGATGGGCGGTGATGGAATCCGCAAGATGGCTGTAGGAGCAATCGACATCTACTACGAGGATGAAGAGAGCGGCGAACGGTTCATCGAATGGTAATACTGAATGTCTATGCACAAGGATTGCATAAGTAAGCATAGGGACACGGATAGTCCCTCATGGAGAAAACCTAATGAAATCAACAGGTTCGCATTAAGACTCACTATCGGGAGAGAGACCCCTAAGAGCACTATATAGATACTGAATGAATACACTTATAGTCCCTTTATGCACTTTGAGTGACTATAAGTCTATCCTTACAGAGAGGTGATATTAATCATATCATCACCATACACTAACAGCCACAGGAGGATGTAATTCATGGCTACCCTATTGAAACTATTAGGCCGCAGAGTTACATGGCGATTTCTCATTGTTGCTGCTGGGGCCTTTGGCGCTGCACAATATGCTGACCAACTCGGTCAACTGGAAGTTCTCGTTTGCTCTGTGGTTACTTGTAGCGATTAACGCTTCGCTGTGCTAAGATGGACACCAGGTTAACTACCGCTTGATTGTCATCATCGCTACAGTTAACCCTTTAACACAAGGGCCTTGAGTGCACTTTAAGTATCTGGTCATCCAGTGTCTTATGGTCTCTCAGGGTCTCACCTAATGATGTCGGTAACCTAATGATGGAACCTAATGAGACCCTTTAAGAATATACCACAAAAATTCCTGTGAGTATCTCATAGAGTAAACACCCAAAGTACCCCCATAGGCCCTCCTAACGTTCACCCAAAGGGTGGGGTTACCCCTATGGTTCCCTTTCAGTGCCACCTTGAGTGAACCTAATGTCTACATCTAGTGGTGTGTGGGACCTAAGGGATACTATATGTGGGCCTCTATGTGTCCCTA